CAGATACAATTTCACAGTTTGTTATCACTGCTGCACTGTTGATTTTGACAGCGACATGGTTTGTTCCTGTACTTGTGTTGTATATTTTGCAGTTGTAGAGATGTCCTTTCTCCGAACTACTATCAAACCTAAGAACTCCTATGTTGGAGCCGTTGGAGCCCGTGTGAGAAAATTCTATATCAATATTTTTTATAGAAACGTAGTCACCGTCAATCTCCCAATAATTCCCATATTCAAACATCCCGTTGTCACCTGGCGTTGTTGTATAGCCTTCGATAGTTGTGTGATTACTATGACCACCATTGCCGGTTATTGTAACACTACCTTCATTGATTCTGCTTGAAGTTCGTTTGATGTAGAGGATACTTCCAGCAGCAGCGGCATTGGCGGCTGTAATTCCTTCTTGTAGAGTCCGCCATGCATCTGCTTCTGATGTGCCATCTTGATTACCAGTTGTCAAATCTGGGTTACAATATATTGTTGCCATTTATCTACTCTCCACAGTTATTTTATTTAGTATCAATTTCATTACGGTCTAGCCTCCATTGTCACTAACATTGTAAAGTTGGTATGATTTCCTGCATTACTCACGACATCCACTACCAAAAAATTACCAGCATTATTAGCACCAACGCCAGGAGTATCTACATTCGCTTCAGTAACAGCAGTGTGATATTGCCCACCTAGCGGTATTACAACTGTTTCTACTGTTCCCTGTATTGCCGGAGATGCTGCTTCTAGTCCCGTGCGTATGAATTTGAGTGCAACAGAAAGCGAATCACCAGACCCAGCAGGTGAAACATCATGCGAACGAAGATCAATATTGGTTACATCCATTTTAGAGAATGGGACAGCATATAATCCCTTATAACGAATACCCGTTGCAAGAGGAATATCTGAATCTACTATAAATGTTGCAGTAGTTTTGAGTGATTCAAAGTCAAGACTACCATCATCTGCAATCATCAGAACATCACCAGTTACGCCACCCGCGCCGGACGGGAAAGAATAATATCCGCCTACATTCAGTGCAGAGGCAGTGATGGCTGCGTCTACTAGATTGGCAGTTACTTTACCACTAAAAGTTGCACCACCACCCCCAAGTGTCACTCCACCAATGAGGGTTGTTGAATTTGTTACACCAACAGCACCTGTTAGTCCGTTCCAAGATATAACATAATCACCGACCGGTCCAGTTGCACCTGTTGATCCAATGGCACCTGTTGCTCCAGTTGCACCAATGGCTCCAGTTGCACCTGTTGCACCAATGGCACCTGTTGCTCCAGTTGCACCTGTTGATCCAATGGCACCTGTTGATCCAATAGCACCAGTTGCTCCAGTTGCACCAATGGCTCCAGTTGCACCAGTTGCTCCAGTTGCACCAATGGCTCCAGTTGCACCAATGGCTCCAGTTGCACCAATGGCTCCAGTTGCACCTGTTGCTCCAGTTGCACCAATGGCTCCAGTTGCACCTGTGGATCCAGTTGCACCTGTGGATCCAGTTGCTCCAGTTGCACCAATGGCTCCAGTTGCACCTGTTGATCCACGGTCGCCTGTGGGCCCGACAATCCCGGCAACATCTCCGGTCATCCCGTTTATGCTAGAGACTCCGATTACATCACCAGTTTCGCCGTTGAATGTGTTGACGTTGTTTGCGTTTCTGCGAACTTCTGCAAGTCGCGTTACACCATCGGGTCGGCGGACTTCGAGTTTTCCTTTGACTTTGTTGGTAGGAGACTTAGCCATTATATTATCCATTCAGGTGGATCGCACTTGCGTCCAACCGAATGACTCCATCTGCGTTCAGGAAAATGTTGGATCCGTCCATATGGATCTTAGAGCCAGTTCCTGAAGTGACTGTTGTGTTACCTTGTGTTCCGATTTTGGTATCGCCTCCGGTGATGATGTGTGTATTCTCTCCTGCATAGATAATAACTCGTCCGTCATCCACGCCGATGTTTAGATGATCCCCGACCGTAATGTTGCAGTTTCCTTTGACATGCAGGTTATCTTCCCCTGCAACGACCGTATACCGCTCTCCTTCGATCCGAGACACCTGTTTTCCGTCTGGGTGGACTTCGTGCATTGTTCCTGATTTATGGTAGATATGAAGACGTTCTGCGTCCTCTGTGTCGTCGATCTCGATAACGTGACCCGACTTGTACTCGATGACATTATTGAATGGATATGCCGCCTTATAGGGTACTTCTGGTTCGTGTCGATATATTCTATCCGACCCAGATACCAGAGGAAGAATCATTGACTCAGAAGACTGTCTCTCTCGTTTGGTCTTGACAATAGTTTCGTCAATCTCTTCATTTCGAGCGAGCCGGTTTGTATCGTGGACTTCCTTAGAACCATAGATGTTACTGGGTTTGATTCCACCAATAGTCCCCATGATCACAGGCTCTTGAGATGCCTTTCCGTCTTTGAAGAAGCCTACAACCATAGTCCCCTCGGTCATCCCCGTGGGACTAGACCCAACTCCCTCTAGGGTCGTGGAGTTCACAGGCATAATCAAGTGCGCCCACGGAAGATCGGTTGTTGGGAGAAGACGCTCGTTCTTGTTATGAATTCCAACACAACGAACACGGACCCGTCCCAACTTGAGGGGGTCCATTATGTCCTCTACCGTTCCAACGAACCAATCAAAGGTTCTTATGGAGTTCATAAAACCTTCGTTCATTTTCTACCATGCTCCAATTCTAAGATCTAATGGTGTAGGACTGTTTGCACCACCACCACCGAACATATTCTCTACTGTGAATTTGTCTGTTCCCAAGAAGGTATTTTCGTCTGGGACTGCCATAGGAGAAGTGTCTCTTCCCAACTCAATGAAACTGGTGAATTGGTGATCTGACATCATCTTTACTTCTTGTCGAATGTTGGTTATGACATACCTACCGGATATGGATTTGTCTATGTTATCCTGTTTTTTCTTAGAAGGAATTTCGGGTGAGGGGATCTGCAAAGACACAACATCACCCACATTCAATCCTGAGTTACCAGAAACCGAAATCAAGATTCGAACAGGACTGAATCCTCTAGAAGAAAGTTGCCGACTGAGAAGATGAGTTTTGAAATCGTTTGGGTGATTATATTTGTCCAATACCGTTCGTGTTGTATAGATGGATTCCAATGGATCATCTTCGTTAGTTGATATGTTCCCCTCAAGAGCAGTTTCGTTGATTTCGTGCAACCCGCTAGACTGGTGACGGAAAAAGACTCTTGCATCAAATTTCTGGTCATACCGATTTTTTACGGGGAGGTTTCTATACTCTTCGAGATTGGATGATATATTTCTTCGTTCTACATAGATGTCATCTGAACCGAGCATAGAATGATTTTCTGTTTTCTTAGTCCAATCAAATGTTACTATTCGACAAGCGTGGAGTCCTTTCTCCATTTCGGTGTACCTATTGTAGTACGACCGAACTTGAAATTCCTTGATGATTGGAAATTCCTCTATAGCCCGAAACGGTTTTTCTGGTGGTTCTAGTCTATATGTGATCTTAGAACCACCAGAAAATAAACCCGACACACTTCGACAATTCCAACCCCGAGAGGACTCAAACAAAATGAAGTCACTCATGTTGGATAAGTAACTGCGACATCGAGAAGCAAAGTACTTTAGAGATTCGTGTAAAGTAAATGCAGGGATCACCCAAACACTCCGGTATTTGCTTCCATCTATTCGATTCGTCTTGCTTTCATTCTCTAGAAGGAGATTTTTGATACTGCTACTAGCAGTTCCCCTGAAAGATCTGTCTATTCTAGATGTCGTGAATGAAATGTAATTGGGAGAAATGCAAGACAGTTGGTAGTATTCAGAACTCCCTTGTTCTGACTTAGATCGTTTTCCGACCTTCATAACATCAAATTTCACGGTCGTATATCTATAGCCAAAGCCAGGTGTTCGGTAGATGATCTCTACACTCTCTTGTCCTATGATGGGAAGTTTGGTTGCAAGACCAATATTGTCTATTATGTCAATTGTTGCTGTCATAAAGGATCCATCTAAACTCTCATAAATGCTAAACCCAATGACCAACTTCTTGATCTCCTGAACACCACCAGCATCAGAGTAAATCTTGATGGAAGATACTTCTACATCATCTTGTCTTTGGTATTGGTTGTCCTTACTCATTCAGTAGTTTCTCCACTGCCTCTAGAACAACTGGAACGTAGTCTGGCCTAAGGATCTTGATCGTCCTCTTATTATCATAATTCATCATCTTGTTTTCCCATATCGTAACTGCATAGGTGGCATCATCACCAGAAATGTAGTTCTGTAGAAGGCAGTTGTCGTAGGAAACACCAACGGTTCCGTCATGCGTTTGTCCAACTGCCCCGATGATTGGATGTGATATAGTTGTGCCGGGAATGTATTGTGAAAGTGGGTTGAGGAGATCTCCGCTCGGACCCTCAAAATGGTCCAGTCCATAATAGGCGTAGTCTACGATCTTTCCGAGGGTGAATGTTCCGCTAGTAGATCCAACTACCTTAGCGTAATTTCCTTCTGCGAAATTTCCTCCTGTAATTGAATGAACCAAAATTCTTTGAAGGTTCATGTCATAATCATAGACCAATCCACGAACTCCACCAAACGAAGTTCCAGCAGAATCGTTATATGAAGCAATGGTGTCGTTTACTTTGACTCCCCTTGCTTCTAGTGTTTCTAGTGACTGCGTAGAGCCGCTTTCGTGAATGAAGAATGCACTTCCGGGATAATTCTTCTTGACGTTTCGTTCTGTGCAGCGTAGGGAAAGGGACCAATCGAAATATGGGTTGAGGATTTCGTTGAACAAGAGAATAATCCACCACAACGTATCATCTTCATATAGATCGTCCGCTAGAGTATCGGGTGTATCTCCATCCCGGAGTACATACTCATCGATCATATCAAGATTTTCAGAAGCACCAGAACCAAACACCACTCTTGAAATGATGTCCGTGACTCGAACGAGTCTCTTGTCGTTCAGTGGATATTCTCTTCCCGGAAATTTATCGAAGTAATGCATCTATCAATAACCCTTTCTGATGTCCTGTCTCACAACACCTTCCTTCTCTGCAAACGAGAGATCCAACTGAAGAGATATTGGTGTGTCTTGGTGGTTTGGGTCGTCAAATGTTTCCATAATTTCGTCGGGGTTTACGTTCATCGTGACTGTTGTGCAGGCACAGTGCTTGATCTTTGGGAGGAATGTGTTTGGTCTGACGGTGGCTCTGTTTCCATCAGGACGAAGTCCTCCGTGAGCAATTACACCATTCGTGTCATCTGATGTTCCCGGAGACATACCTAGAGTAAAGAATTCAATTTTGAATTCGGATGGTGTTAGAAGATAACCAGAACCGGGACCAAGTTCTGGTCGCATATGAAATCTGAATAATTTCACAATGTCTTTCATCATTTTGGCTTCGTTCTTATTTCGTGGACGAAAAACGAACGAAAAGTCAAATGTCCTCATTGACTGCCCCTCAAAGAGTTGTTCTGATCTACTATTCTCAACTGCCCCAGAAATCGCTTGGATTGCTTCTGCGGAATTGACTTCCATTCCCATAAAACCCAATCCCTGATCTACAGCATTAGCAGAAGCGGACAAAGCCTTTGATGCCGCAAGACCGAGATTCAGTTCTAGCATCCCCTTGATCAGACCGAAATTAGTTCCTTTGTAGGATACTTCATCTGAGAAGTTTAGTCCACCCGGTAGGTATAGACGAACAGTTTCTCCGGTGGGGACCAGACCACCCGCAGCAAGACGAGAGGTTTTGTCTGTCTTGATTTGGTTTGTTTTTACGTTTCCTGCTGCAATCTCTTTCACATGCGATGACCAGTACCGAATGGCATCTTTGCTAGTAAATTGATCTATATCTATTTGAGCCATTGCGACTACTTCCTGATATTCTGCTATCAATTTACCATTTTCATCATACGCATTTGGATCCGTTTGGATAGTTCCGAATATATCATCTACTAACCCACGCCTTGCAGTAGCCTCGGTTTCGTCGATGGTGCTGTCCCAGCGTCCAACTCCCTGACCATCTTTCGTGTCTGCTTCGATTTCTTTCAAAGCCGCCGTCTTTATCTCTGACAGACTTGTCCCCCTGTCCCCCTTCGTTTTTAGGGTGTCAAGTTTTTCTTGGACTCCATCAGTTGACTTATGGAATACAGTAAATTCAATGAGATGTCCTGAATCATATGCCGTTTCAAGATCAGACGGATAGTAATAAACGGTAGGGGTTCCAAACCGCTTGGCATCTGACCCGTCTCCATGGACGGTGGGATCACCATCCATCCTACGGAAATTGTTATCTCTTTGAAATTGTTCAATGGGTCCACTAAACATCTGTGCGGATCTCCTTCTTCCTCCATGTATATATAAGAGGGAGCCGAATCTCTATGGCATACAAGGGTAAATACACTCCCGACAATCCAGATAAATATGTTGGAGATCCAACCAAGATTACTTATCGATCTCTCTGGGAGCGTCGGTTTATGAAGTGGTGTGATGCACATCCGGGTGTTGTTGGGTGGGGTTCGGAAGAGATCGTGGTGCCATATATCTCCCCTATAGACAAGAAGCCACATCGTTATTTTGTTGACTTCATCACAATCACTAAAGACAGAAATGGAAACCAGAAAGTGACTCTCGTAGAGGTCAAACCACACAAACAGTGCAGTCCTCCCGAGAAGAAGAGCAGGGTGACTAAACGGTATCTAAATGAAGTAAAGCGATGGGGAATCAATGAGGCAAAGTGGAAGGCTGCAACCGAATTCGCAGAGAATCGGGGCTGGACATTCAGAGTACTGACAGAGAAGGACATTTTCAAGAAAAATGCCACTAAGCGTAAACGATCTAAGACTACTAAGAAGTAGAGCAGGAATACCATCCGATATCAAGTCTTCCCTTGATTGGTTTTTGACCAAAGTTAGTGGTATGGAGAAGGACGGATCGAAGGTTCTTCGTTCGTATCGGGATGAGGTCGTTACCAAGATCAAGTTGGGCGATATGTACCTCTACAAGTATCTCCCAGAACATCGGAAGACGTTACCGTATTACGATATATACCCCATGATTATTGCTCTCGACTACAAAAAGGATGGTTTCCTCGGAATCAACCTCCATTATATTCCGCCAAAGTATCGAGTCGTTCTATTGAACAATCTTCAGAACACAATAAAAACTGTCGCGGGTAGAGACATTTTCAAGATCAAGTATCCCATCATCGCAGCATCCAAGAAGTACGCATACGCGATGCCTTGTTTGAAGCACTATAAATACAAGCAACTCAAATCAATGGTTCGTCGAATCCCACACGAAGAATGGTCCCTTGCATCCATTTTGCCTATCGAAAAATTCAAGAAGGAATCGAAGCAAACTGTGTGGAAAGAGAGCATAAATAAAGCAAGGAGATCCTGATGTCACGAATTGTAGATATGGTCAATCGAGTAAACCGATACGGAACGGTTAGGCCTAACAAGTACAAAATCGAGTTTGCTGGGGTTGCTATTGAAGAAGCATCCAAGCAGATGTACTCTACTCATACCAAACCAGATGGATCCGAAGGATACACTAACAGAATCTCGTTGAGTTGTAAGTCGTTCTCAATGCCGGGAAGGACAATCACCTCCAAAGACTTCAAGACTAGAGGACTCCAACGGAAGATGCCCTACGGAAGACTATACACCAACGAGGTGTCTTGCACTCTATTGATGGGCGCAGAGATGTTCGAAAGAAAGGTGTTTGAGAGATGGATGGACAATATCGTTGATCCTCTTACTGGACGATTCATGTTTTATGACTCATATGTGTCTGATGCATATGTGACTCTGTACTCGGAGAAGGATGTTCCTGTTTATAAGATTGGACTAACCGAAGTATATCCTACTAATGTAGAGGCTTTGGAGTTGTCTACCGAAGCAGGAGCCGCGTTGCTAGAGCAGAACATCACTCTAGCATTCAGACATTATTACCCAATCGATATTTCTGGCGGAGAGTCTTCGACTACACCAGACAGCAAGCACAATACTTCAATTTCACGAAACTCCTCAGAGTTCGTTCCAATGAAAGGAACTCCAGCGAAACATGCGAACGATGGTGGGGTTCAAGACATCTTTGAGGTATCCAATGAAGCAGATTTTATGAATAACAGATTTCCAGGCTTCGGTGACTAACACCGATTCTTGGATAACACAATGACCCCTACAAGTGTTCTACTACATGGAGATAGATAATGGCACTACCAACACTGAATGTACCGTATTATGAAACAACCCTTCCCTGCACTGGGAAGACAGTAAACTACCGACCCTTCTTGGTAAAAGAAGAGAAAGTGCTTCTGGTCGCAGCAGAAGACGGAAAGAACTCAACCGTATCGAAGGCACTGGTTGATGTGGTCAACTCCTGCGTGAAGGACTTGGACGCTTCAACTCTTCCGATGTCAGATCTTGAATACCTGTTCCTACAGATTCGTATCAAGGCAGTAGGAGAGATCGTTGAAGCAAACATCCCATGTCAACAATGTGAAGAGCCCACACAGATCAAAATGGATCTCACAAAAGTCAAGGTAAATGTCAAGGAAGGCAACGACCCTAAGATTATGTTGACCGACGAAATCGGTGTTCAACTCAAATACCCGAACATGAAAATAGTTTCAGAAAATGCATCTGAAGATGGTGAAATCGATCCGTCACAGAGTTTTGATGTGGTTGCAGATTGCGTCGAGTGTATCTTCGACAAGGATAAGATATACAATTCAGATGATCACGACAAAGAAGAGATTCTGGGTTTTCTTGATAGTCTTTCGCAGCAACAATTTGCAAAGATCACCACGTTCTTTGAGTCCATTCCGACAATGACATACGACCTCAAATATAAATGCCCAAAATGCACGAAGCAGAACAAGAGAACACTGGAAGGTATTCAAGATTTTTTCAGTTATGCCTCTGCCACATGAGTATGATTGGATACTTCAAGACCAACTTCAATATGATTACACATCACAACTGGAGTCTTGATAGTATCGAATCGATGATACCGTGGGAGAGGGACATATACGTCATTTTGCTCAATCAATATATAGAAGAAGAGAACCAACGAATTTCCAAAGAGAACAGTGAAATGCAGAGTATGAGATCACGAAGTAGGTAAAACCCAAATGCCAGAAGACTCTGGAATACCAAAACCCGAAGACCTCAAGAAAGCAACTGAGGAACTGAAGAATCAGAAAAAAGCCACGGACGACCTTGCAAAGTCAACCGAGGCTGCTGCTGATGCTACATCGAAATTGGGTGATGCCTCTAAGAAGGCTGTTGATTCTGGTAAGGAAGAGGTCAAACTTACCAAGGAACAGATTGAGCAGAAGAAGAAACTAGCAGACATCACAGCGAAATCTAAAGCAGACAAGAAGGAAGCAATCGAAGCGGGAAAAACTCAGGCAACAATTGCAAAGGCCTTCGAGAAGATAAGTTTCGCTGGGATCTTCAAAGCACGCATTGCAATGAAGGGATTTATGAAATCTCTCAAAACAATGGATGGGATGAAAATTGACACCAAGATTGAGGGAATTGGTGATCTGGGAGAAGCGTTCTCTAACCTAAGTTCTCTGTCGTTCTTTGGAGCAAGACGAGCCAAGAAAGGAATGATGATTCTTGGCGGCGCTCTTGTTGATATGCAGAAAATGTCCGAAGGTCCGCTTTCGATCACGACTACCGGTCTTGATGGTATGGGAAAGACGATGGAGGTAATGGGGAGTATGGGGTTCTTCGCTGGAAGGCGAGTGAAGAAATTTCTCAAGATGTTCATTGGTCAACTGACTCCCTTTATGAAAGATATTGCTGGGTTGGACACCGGACCTGCACTTGAACCAATATTCAAGATGATTGATGGGTTCTCTAAGTTCGCAGACAAGGGACGAAAAGCAAAGAAGGCAGTCAAGGCATTAGCACAAGCAATGGCAACTGTGATGGGCATGAAGATCAAGATGGCGAAAGAGAGTGGTGGTAAAGGTGGTAAAGGTGGTATTGAAGAAGCAGAGCGTGAAAAAGAACGACTAGAAACTGAACGACATGACCAACTGATCAAAACTCTTGAGGGAATGATGAGTGGTGGTAAGGGTGGAGGCAAAAAGAAGGGTGGTATATTTGGATTGATCTCCGGTCTTCTTGGTGGTGCAGGCGGCGGAATTGCCGGGATGGCAAAGGGCGTTGTCAATGCGTTCAGAGCAGTGGTAACTACCATTATGGAAATCGTCGAGAAGTTCGTTCATCTAATACGAACTGTTATATCAACCATCATCGACATAGTTCAGAAAATTGCTACTGCAATTGCGGACATCATCACCAAGATCGGTTCGGCAATCGCTACGGTTATTGAGAAGACTCTTACTGCTCTTGGTAAGGGTCTTGCAGCAATGGGAAGTGGTCCTGCCCTGTTAGGTGCATTGGCTCTATTGGTTGTAGCGGCAGGGATATTCGTCCTATCAAAAGCATTTGTTGAATTCACCAAAGTAAACTTCACGACTCTGGCGATAGGAATTATCGCCATCGTAGCCTTGACGGCTGTGATGATGGGTCTTGGGATGATGATGGCATCTGGTTTTGGGGCAGTCGCACTTCTACTTGGTGCAGCAGCAATGCTGATTATAGCAGGAGCAGCACTGGTTCTTGGAATTGCATTCCAAGCCCTCGGTGAAGGACTCACCCTCATTCTAGGTTCTCTTGGATCTTTCCTCAATGATGTTTTGCCCGGATTTCTTCGGATGGCAAATCCGGCAGTCGGTGCGGGATTGGTTCTTGCAGCAGCAGGAATTGTTGTTCTGACAGCAGCCATAGTAGGATTCATGGCGGTACTAACCTTAGCAGGAGCAGCAGGAGCAGCAGGAGGTATTGTCTCTGGTGTTCTGGGAAGCGTTTCTTCCTTCTTTGGTGGTCCCGGTCCTCCACCCGGACCATTCGAGATGTTGGATAAGTTCATTGGTTTTGCAGAG